TTCCAGGCCGCCGCCGTCGTGACCAGCACGCCCACGGCAGTCCCCATTTTCATCAATGTCGCCATGGACCTCCTTGCGCCGGCCGCAAACGCCCGAGAGCTTTTGTCCATGTCGCGGAACGCCTTATCCCCCTTTCTGCCGGCGGTTGCACTTTCTTTTCCGACATTCTGGATGACCCGGACCGACCCCTTGTCGTCGATCTTTAACGAAACATTGATGGTGCCGGTGTTAGACATTGATTGACCCTCCCCAGGTCCAGCCATTCCTCATACGTGAGCATGTCCGAATCCACGGGGAACCCGGCACACTGGAGCTTTCGAATATCGAGCAGCTTTCGGGTGTAGGGATGCAGGTCCCAGGGCGGCATCTTGGGGCAGTGCTCGCACGCCCACGCCAGCCCCTCTTCCCCGTTTTCCTCCCGGCATTTCTCGAACTCGTCGTCATGGCAGATGTTCCCCTTGGTGATAAATTTCAGGTCATGCTCGATGATCAGGAAGGGTCCTGTGTGTCCTCTGCCTGCTCTCCGTCGGGCAGGTCCTCGCCCTCGTCGGTGTCGGATGTAAACTCGAACGCATGGATGGCCACCCGGTCGATCAGATCGGCATTGTGCCGCTGGAACCAGTCTTTCCAGTCCTCTCTGTAATGCGGGTCCCCGGGATCCGAATTCACCGGCACCACCTGGCCGTTGACCTCCTCGCCGAAATCCCCGGCCCGCCAGCCCTTGAGAATCTCCCGGCCGTACTTCTGCCGGTTCTCCCCGGTGCAGTTGATGATCTTGTTGCGCACTCTCTTGGTCATGCCGTTGGTGTAGGATGCCTGCTCCTTGGCCGTCGGGGTCCGGTAATACAGCTCCAGACCGGTGTTGCTGATATTGTCATGCAGTCTCAGTACATTGGGCTTGCTGCTCGCAATTCTCATTGATTGATCTCCTGATAATGATATAAATATTCTCTCCAGCGGCCGCCCCTTCCGGGGCCTGTCCCCGGACCGTCGGAGCCGCGAAGCGGATTCCGGGCCGGGGACAGGCCCCGGAAGGGGCGAATGCCGCGGGTCGAAGTTACGCCGCGTATTCCTCCTGCAGATTCTTGACCACCACGATCACGGACCCGTAGGTGTCATGCTCCAACACCTGCATATCCCCGGCCTCGGCCAGCCGCCGTCCGTTCGCCGTCACCGGCGCCTTCAGAATCCCCAGCCTCGGGAAGATGATCTGCACGCTGTACTTGTGCGGATCATCGAACACGGCGCCTTCGGCCAGGATCGATGCGCCGAAATACTCGTTCTCGTCCATGTAGTTGCGCATCACATAGTCCCGGAACTCTCTGTCCAGCACCAGGGTCTGCTCGCGGCCCTCTCTGAAATACTGGCCGGCATAGGCCCCGCCGGCCCCGAACGTGAACTCGCACGTCCCGTTGTTGCTCAATCGATGTTCCACCGAATTGACCTCGGCCGCCAGCTCCTGGCCCCCCACAAACGCGGACCCGTTCCAGGCCCCGCCGATGGTGAAGGTGATCTGGGACACCCGCAAAGGGGTTTCCGCCACCCTTGAGGGAAACGTCATCCACGCCACCTCTTCGGGGGCGTACAGCACCTTGAACGTGATCTCCGTACCCGCCTCGGACGGTGCCGTGATGGTGATCACCGCCGGCGTGGCATCGGACACGGCGGAAAACGCCACATCCTCCCACACGCCCGTGGATGTCTCGGCCCGGATGGCATGCACCGCATCCAGTCGATCGGCCGCACTGTCCCCCCCGGCCACGGCATTGGCGGCCAGGGTCAGGGTGGTCGTGTCTCCGGCTTCGGTGATGGACTCCTCGGTGATCGAGCTGTCATACTTGCCCGTGCCGATGCACTCGCCCACGATCCGGCACCAGTCGTCCTTGGTGAACGTGGCCGTGACCCCGTTGACGAACATCGAGGCGAACCGCTCTTTGGCCACGGTCTTGCCCAGGCGCTGGCCGGCGGTGAACGAGGGCAGACTCCTGGCCGCTTCCAGGTCCCCGTCCTTTGGCGTGATGGTGTGGCTGTACCCGTTGCCGGCAGCGGCCGCCGCCGCCGTGCCCAGGGCATACGCATACAAAAAAGCGAAATGCTGGGGCTGGGCCTTGGGGAAATTCAATGTCAATGCCGCGGTGTTGCCCAGGTCATAGATGGTGTCCGCCTCTTCCTTGCCGGTCAGCTCGTCTCTGTTGGATTCGCGCCGGGGCTCGATGGAAATGATATCCCCCACCGATGCCAGCAGCGACAGGTCCAGGGTCTGGGCCGTGTTGATGGCGGTCTCCTGGGCATAGGCCGACACCGCGATGATGTTGTGATTGGCTCTGATGGATCTCATGATTTAGTCTCCTTTTTTGCCGCGGGTTTGACCGGCGGGCGGACGGTCTCCGGGGCCGCTTTCCCGGCCGCCGGTGTTTTGTCCGGTACCGGCGCCTTGTCCGGTGCCGGTTTGGGCACCGGCTCGAACCGCCAGGCTTCCTTTTGAGGGATGGTCTTGCCGTCGTAGACACGGCCGCGCAGAAACTTGCGTCCCTCGCCCGGGCCGTCCACGATCTCGAAAGACTCCTGTCCTTTTTTGAGTCGATACATGATTTACGCCTCCTTGATGTATTGGTAAAAAACAGTCTTGCGCATGAGCATGCCGCCCGACCGGTACAGCAGCATGATGGCGGATTCGCCGCCGTGGTCCACGTCCTTGATGTACCCGGTCACCTCGGTGTCCAGCTGGTTTTGGACCGACGCGGCCAGCTCGAACAGGGCCACGATGTTGACGTCCACCTTGATCAGCTGCTCGTACACGTAGATCTCCACGGGCAGGGTCAGCTCGTTGACCTCGCCGGCCAGATGCGCCACGCCCACGTCCCCGTCCTTGATGCCGATGCACGGAAATTTCTGTCCGGCCGGCACCACGTCCCTGTCCGCGGATAAAAACACATCCGCATCCCGCAGCCCATCGATCTCTCTGAGCCGGGCCTGTACGGCCAGCAGCAGGTCTTTCATCTATCGCCTCCCCATGATGATCCAGTCTTTGACCGTCGCCTGGAACTCTTTGATGTCCGCATCGTTGAACCCCAGAAACTCGCGTTTCGGGATCCGCGCCGACCGGTTCCGGCCGGCCATGCCGCCCCGGTTGTGGATGGCGGCATATACCTTGTTGGAATACACGCCCGCACTGTCCCGGGTCGCTTTGGGGTTCACCAGTCTCAGGAGCCCGTTGCGCTGAAGGATCTTGTCGATCTTGCCGGATGCCTGTTTTTCCATCCGCGTGGCCAGTTTCAACGTCTGCCACGCGGATCCGTCCGGGGCCTGCTCCTTGTCGAACCGGTCTTCTGTCCTGGTCACCATGTAGTCAGAAAAAGGCTCCATAACCGGCTTGAAGTTTTTCACCCGGCCGATGGTCTCTTTGAGCATCTGCTGAAACGCCCGGTCATCCCACTGATATGCCACGCCATCACCGGCCATATCTAAAATCCTTTCATCTTGTCACGGGTAAAAATCCGTGTGTCCGCCTCGATTTGTGCATGGTCCCGGCTGCCGGATCCGGACGCGGCCGTCACCCCGGCGATCACCGCCTTGCCCGCGGCCGCATCCTTGAGAAACTTCACCGCATCCTCGTACCGGCGCCGCACTGAATCGGTCTCCCGGTTGCGCCTTGCCGCCAGCTTGAACACGGCAATGTCCACGGCCATGCTTTCCAGCACCGCCGGGGCCGGATCCACCGGCACCGTGTACCGTGCCGCCAGGTACGCATCGATCAACGCCCCGGCCGCCGCAATGGCCGCATCCACCACATCCGTGTCCACCGCGCCTTCGTCCGCGTCATCGGTATACAGCTGCAGCTCGGCCTCATCGACCTGGTCCAGAATATCCGCCAAAGTGCAGTAAGCCATCTCTTATTCCTCCGGATCCCCCGCCGGAAAAGCGGTGTTGAACGTGATCAGCTCGATCAGCTCCGCTTTCCTGGCCTTGCTTGACACATCGATCTCCAGGTCCGTGCAGATCTCTTTCAGATCCGCCACGGTCATCACTTCCAGCCATTCCAGTAACTCCGCCTCATCCGCCGGCGCCCCCTCGATCAGCGGACCGGTCTTTGTTTCCGGCACCGCTGTCTTTTCAACCCCGTCCGCCTCACCGGTCTTTTCTTCCGGCACCAATGTCACCGTGAACCGGGTGACCGTCAGCATGGGTTCCGCCTCCAGCCGGGCCAGCTGATCCGCAGAGAAAAACCCGTCCTTATAGGTTTTTTCCTGCTTCCCAAAAGCCACCCCGCACCGCCGGAACCCCTCTCGTTTCGATTTCACTATAATCGGCATCTCTCTCTCCTTTTCCACATCCACCAGCGGCAGCCCCTGCCGTGACCGGTTCCCGGACCGTCGTAGCCACGGAGTGGGTTCCGGGCCGGGGACTGGTCACGGCGGGGGCGGTTCGCCGCGGGTCGAAGTCTCATCCGTTAATCAAATCATCCGCCACCGGTGCTGCCATAGCTCAGCTGCCACAAGCCATACCCGCCCGCGGCCCGGGCTTCGGCCCCGAACTTGTATTCCTTCCGATTGAACACATCGCTGGACTCCATGCTGGTCTGGCTTACGAAAACCGGCGCTTTGCGCTCCTGGAAAATATATGGCTTGATGGGCCGGGAGGTCACATGCAGAAACCAGGCAGTGCTGGATGTCAGTCTCGGATTCACGATATACTGGGCAGTGCCGACGTAGGGATTGGGCTTGTCATCCAGCAGCTTGTCACTAGTGCACAAAATCTTTGCCGTGGACTCCAGGGCCGGCGGCACCTCCAGCAAATC